TTATACAAAAAGGGTTGGGATTTTTCAACAGCAATGGAAGCAGTTAAAGACAACATGTACAAGGTGTTTGTGCTGGGCTTTAAAGAATTACTGTTTAAAATTCTATCATTCTTGCCACAGAAGCTTGGCGGTTATAGTGCTGAAGAAGAAAAACTTGCTCGAGAAAAACTTGACGGCGAATATAAAGAATTAGAGGAACGCGAAAAAAATCGTGACGCCAAACGTGCTCAAAATATTGCTGATCGTGACGAAGATAAAAAAGATGCGGATAGAAAACAAGCTGGCGCAAAACTTGACCAAAAAATCAACAATCTCAAATCAGGACATGCATCAGGATTAGCAGATGCTAACAAGAAGGAAGCAGAAGCCAAAGAAGCAGCAGTTAAAAACTATAGCGACCCTATCGCATTATTAAAACAAGAAGCTACTCAACAGAAAAGTGCGTTTATCAAAGATGTTCCAAATGCAAAAACTGCCGATGCTGGCAAGACAGCTATTGTAGCAGACGCCGATGCTAAGAAAGCAGCAGAAGAAAAAGCCAAAGCAGAAGCTGCAAAAGAAATACTCGATACCGGTAAAACAGGTGGTAAAGGCGGTACAAGTACACCAGCACCCGCTACTCAAGAATCAGCTGAAACATTGCTGGCCAGCTTAAATACTAAGATGGATCAATTGATTAAGATTAACAAAGGCAGCCACGACGTTCATGAACAACAGCTTAGTGTTCAAAAGAGCCTAAGCGGTGACCTATATCAAAATATAGTTTGATAATCAACAGGATAACAGAATGAGTTGGAAAAAATATTTCACACCAGTGAGCGTTAACAATAAGTCAACAGGCTACAGTCCTATCTCTGGTGGCGGTCGTCCAGGCCCAGCTCGTGCAAACTACAGTAGTTTCTTACCAGACGTATACGCAGGTTCACCAAATCGTGTTGAAAAGTATATGCAGTACGACACTATGGATATGGACAGTGAAGTTAATGCCGCCCTTGACATTTTGGCAGAATTCTGTACACAAAAAGACAAAGAAAACGCAACACCATTTAATACATTTTTCCGTGGCAAGCCAACTTCAACTGAAGTTAAACTGTTAAAAGACTCATTGCAAAAATGGGTCAAGCAACAGCAATTTGAAACTCGCATCTTCCGTATTGTGCGCAATACATTTAAGTACGGTGACTGTTTCTTTGTACGTGATCCACAGACTAAGAAGTGGTTGTATGTTGATGCTGCCAAGGTTACAAAAATCATTGTAAACGAAAGCGAAGGCAAAGTTCCTGAGCAGTATGTTATCCGTGATATTAACTTTAATTTCAAGAACTTAGTAGCAGTAACACCACATGGAACTACCAACACCAGCCCAAGCGGCATGTCAAGTTATGCCAACGGTGGTGGGTTTAATAGAGGCGGTGCAGGCAATGCTACACAACCTCCTGGCACACGTTTTCAAAATCAAACAAACGAAATTACTATCGATGCTAAAGATGTTGTACACATCAGCTTAAGCGAAGGACTTGATCAAAACTATCCTTTTGGTAATTCACTACTTGAATCAGTATTCAAAGTCTACAAACAGAAAGAACTGCTTGAAGACGCTATTATTATCTATCGTATTCAACGTGCTCCAGAGCGTAGAATATTCTATGTTGACGTAGGTAACATGCCAGCGCACATGGCCATGAGCTTTGTTGAACGTGTTAAAAACGAAATCCAACAGCGCCGTATTCCAAGTGCTACTGGTGGCGGTGCAAACTTGATAGACGCATCATACAATCCGTTGAGTGTAAACGAAGACTACTTCTTCCCGCAGACAGCAGAAGGTCGTGGATCAAAAGTTGAAACACTGCCAGGCGGTACTAACCTTGGTGAGATCACAGACTTGCGTTTCTTTACCAATAAATTATTCCGTGCATTAAGAATTCCAAGTGCGTACTTGCCAACAGGTATTGAAGAAGCCAGCAACACAGTTGCAGACGGTAAAGTAGGTACAGCATACATTCAAGAACTACGTTTTAACAAATACTGTGAACGTCTACAGTCAATGGTTATTGAAACATTTGATCTTGAATTTAAACTATGGTTGCAGTCACAAGGCGTTAATATTGACAGCAGTTTATTTGAACTTAAATTTAATCCTCCGCAGAACTTTGCAGCATATCGCCAAGCAGAATTAGACACTACTCGTGTAGGCGTGTTTGCACAGTTGCAGGAAATTCCACACATGAGCAAGCGTTTTGCCATGAAGAGATACTTGGGTCTTACACAAGAAGAGATTACAGAAAACGAACAGTTGTGGCGCGAAGAGCGTGGCGCAACTCTTAAAGCAGCAACAGATTCAGCTGCTGAAATGCGTTCAGCGGGCATTACCCCAGGAGGCATGGCAGCTGATATGGGAGCGCAAGACGCAGTAGCACCTGATGATATGGCCGCAGCAGCAGAAGCTGGCGCAGGTGATGAAGGCGCAGCCGCTCCAGTAGAACCTCCAGCACAATAATAAATACAAGATGCTATTAAGAGAATTCATTTATTTTAACGATACAAACAACGACTTTGCCGTTGACCGTCGCTACGACAACAGCAAAGATTCATCTGTACTTGAAAAAGATGATACTCGCAAAATACGTCTAACACTGCGTCAAATCAATCAATTGAGACTTCAAACAGAAGCACATGATGCAGAATCACAATCTGAGCTGGGATTCATCCAACAAATGTACGGAGTTCCAGTTGAGCAAGAAGCAGCCGCGTAATAGTACAGCATTTGTACTGGGCAATGGTATCAGCAGATTATCAGCTGATCCTACTAAACTGTTAGAAAGAGGAACAGTCTACGGTTGTAATGCACAGTACAGAGAATTCAATCCCGATTATCTTGTCTGCGTTGATGTTAAAATGGTCAACGAAGTAATAGCTGCCGGCTATCACAAGACCAACGAAGTTTGGACTAATCCTAATAAAGGTGTAACTACCAAAGATCGAGTTAACTTTTTCAGCCCGCACAAGGGTTGGAGCAGTGGCCCAACAGCATTATGGCTCGCAGCCACACACGGTTATCAAGAAATCTACATTCTCGGCTTTGACTATCAAGGACTTGGCGGTAAGTTTAACAACGTATACGCTGATACTTTTAACTATAAAAAGTCGTCAGATGCTGCGACCTATCACGGTAATTGGCTAAGTCAAACTGAAAAAGTCATTAGAGAATATAGGGATATACGCTTCTACAGGGTGATAGAAGCTGACGCATTTATCCCAGATAAACTTGGGCCTATGTTGCCCAACCTAAGTCATATCACCTATGACATATTAGAAACAAAATTCCCTGGAACTATATATTCCGGCCAAATGGATCAAAAAACTACCATTTAATGCCAATTTTTAAGTAACGTAGTAAATAGAATACAGCCTAACAATCTAAGGAGAATATAACATGGCAGATAAGAATTTATTGTCACAGATGCTTGAGCATCTTGTGAATGAAGATCAAGCAAAAGCTGAAGAGCTTTTCCACGATTATGTAGTAGCAGCTTCACGTGAAATTTACGAAGGTTTAATTGAATCTGAGTTACAAGACGAAGAAGTTGATGAAGCTTCTGATGAAGAAGACAAAGAAGAAGATAAAGTTGACGAAGCATCTAAAGAAGAAAAAGATGAAGATGACGAAGATCTTGATGAAAATTTCGAAGACATTGCTGTTGAAGCAGATGACGAAATGGACATGGGCGCAGACGCAACAGACGATCTCGCTGGCGAATTAGACGCTGGTCACGAAGGTGAAGAAGGTGAAGCTGAAGAAGGTGAAGAGCAGTTGTTCCAAGACCTCGAAGCTATCGTTGACGAACTTCAAGCTAAATTTGACGAACTAAAAGGCGTTGAAGGTGAAGAACACGGTGACGAGTTTGGATCTGAAGAAGGCGAAGAAATGCCTATGAAAGACGAATTTGAATTAGAAACAGTACGTGAGTATGTAGAAAAAGTTGGCACACCAAAAGGTGGCGACAACGGTGCTAATGCTAAATCTATCGTAGCTGGTAAGAATGATATGGGCGGTACATCTGCTAATATCGTTAAAGGCGGCGTAGAGAAAGGTGCTGGTACAGCAGGCGGATTATTGAAGCCAACTGCACAACCACAAGACGGTGGCAACATCAACGTCCCAGGCGGTAATGCAGGTAAAACAGCATTTAAAAAGAAAGAAACCGCTAAAGGTGGAGACGATGGTGCAAACACTGCAAGTCTTTTCCGTGGCCGTAGATAAGAGGACATAAGGTGAACAGACTTACATTAGCAGAACATCTGAGTTACGACCAGGCTAAGATTGTCTTAGAGAGCGAAGAAGGTAGCGACGGTAAAAAGTCGCTACATTTAAACGGTATTTGCATCCAAGGTGATATCCGCAATGCAAACCAACGTGTTTATTCTTCTCAAGAGATTGGCAGGGCTGTCAAAACGCTCAATGAGCAGATCTCTGGAGGTTACTCCGTGCTTGGTGAAGTCGATCATCCTCAGGATTTACGCATCAACCTTGACCGCGTCAGCCACATGATTACAAAAATGTGGATGGACGGTCCTAACGGTTACGGAAAACTTAAACTACTTCCAACGCCAATGGGTCAATTAATTGAAACCATGTTGACGTCGGGAGTTAAGTTGGGAGTGAGTAGTAGAGGTTCAGGCGAA